TTTTCTCTCAAGCACGTCAGGTATGTTGCCGTTTATGCTGGCTGGCTCGTTTGCTTTTACCAATGCCACCACGCCCCCGCTTTCGCCTGTCTCAAAATCTGTCCAAACCCCTTTACGCACGTCAATGCTCTTGCTGCCGTGGTTGCCCCAGCGCAATTCTGTGCCTTTTGACAGGCGTGGGTTCGGCTCACCCCAATAGTGCCTCGCCACCTGCTCAATATATGCTGCTATGTTTGTCATCTCATTACCCCAATCCCTTGCCCCCTTAAAAGCGTGACCGGCAGCGGGGCAAGGGAGGAAACCCGCCGCCGGTCACTACCGCCGCTAGAACAAGTCTGCGCCTTCAACCACTGAAGGGGTAACAGCAGCCGGGGCGACTGTTGGGGCGGGTTCTGGGGCAGCTTCTGCCTTGTCAAGTCCAGCCGGGCGATCAACCCAGCCAGCAATCGACCACTTAGGCGAGCGAAAGGTTTGTGTGCCTTGTGCCTTGGTTTCGATCTGGATGCGATCAGAGCCGGTGATTTCAATCACTGGCACCTTGCCGGGGTTGTCAGCCTTGCCAGCCAGATAGGCATCGTGCAGGTCGTTCATTTGGTTACGCACGATCTTGCTGCTGCTGCTCATCTCGCGCAGGCTGATCTCTTTGTTGTACATCCGAATGCGGAAGCCTTCCTTATGCTCATCACTAGGCTTGACCGGCATTGGCTCGCCAACCTTAACGAAACGAAAATCAGGGCCAGTCGTGGTAAAGGCAATAAACCCAACCTCGATTGCGTCCATATCCATCACAACTTTAAAGGGCAATTCCATTTCGGTTTCGCTCTTTTCCCAAGTTCCCTCGCTAGTCTGGTGCCGGTCTTGCCGCACAAACGATCCATCCTTTGCACTAAATTTCATGATTGGCAGGAAATCCCCACCGCCTGATGTAGTCTCTTGAAAACCTAAAGCCATTTTTAACTCCTAAACTTTAGAACTACCGCACGACCAGTGCGGCTTGGATCGGGAAATAGGCGCAAATGTCTGCGTCTTGTGGGTCGCCCCTGTCAGACCTTCCGCCCTTCCCAATTTCGTAATCACCCGCAAAATCAAACCGGGCGATGTTATCCTTATAAACATTTAACAAATACGCTGGCAAGCCGGTGTGTTGCGTCAGCAGCCGCGCTTGTATAACTTTCGACAGGCTAATCATCGCTGTGTCGTACTGTAACAGGCGCACGTTACGATGCTTCACCTCAATAAATGCCTTTGCCTTGTTATCCTTAAACACCACAAAGTCGAGGCGATACTGTATCGGCAGCTTGTAAAAATCATAGCCGTGAGCCGCAAAAGCATCGGCTACTGCCTGCTCTTTGCGTCTGTCGGCCTCGGTTTCGTACATTGGCCTAGCCATTGTGCGCCTCCTTAATAGCCCACAATATACGCGCCGCCACTTGTGGCACGATGCTATTACCTAATTGTCTAAGGCGGTGTACCCGACCGGATACCCCATTAGCCACTCGACCCACTCCGGGTTCAGGGAGCCAGAACTTACTTTTTCCCCACGGTAAACCCTCATCGCCAATTTGCTGTCGTCCCTTTTGCCTCGATCCTTTTGGTTTGGACTGTCTTTGAAGTCCCTCGCTGTCGGCGTTGGATACATCTGCGCTTGATCCTTCAGTCGCGTCTGTTTCTTCTCGCCCTTGTGATCTATCCAATACAGACCTGTCCACGTCCAATCGTCTCGCTTTGGCGGTTCCCCGCTGCTCGCGCTCGGCGTTGCCCACAGCACTGGCTCTATCACCTGATCCCGCAGATTGCTCGATCTTTTGCGTCTGCCTGTCAAGCTCTCTTTGTATGCGCCCGATATCCCTGACGGCAGATGATCCATCGTGTTTGGCGTTGCCCACAATGGCTCGTTCCAGCCGCTGTTCATTGATGGAGCCATCTGGTTCGCCTTCGCTGTCGGCGTGTGCAATAATCCAGCATCTGTCTCTGCGGTGGTGGGCATCTGCGGCGACAGCCGGTATAACAAAGCATCTTGCTTGGTAACCTTGATTTTCCAAGTCAGATAGCACCGTGTCGAGGCCCATAGAGATGTGTCCAGCAACATTTTCTCCAATAACCCAAGTCGGCCTGACAGCTTGGATAATTCTAAGCATTTCCGGCCAGAGGTGTCGGTCATCTTTATCGCCTCGTCTGACCCCGGCAAGCGAGAAGGGCTGGCAGGGGTATCCCCCGACAACGATGTCAACCAATCCTCTAAATCTATCTGCGTCATTAGCTAACTCCCTAACGTCATCAATTATCTCTGTATCAGGCCAATGCTTACGCAAGACCTTCTGCGCGTTTTTATCATACTCACAAAACGCGACTGTCTCATAGCCACCCACCAGCTTTTCGCCAGCGTAACTAAAGCCGCCAATGCCGCTGAATAGGTCGAGCATTCTAAGCATCAGCAAGATGCTCTCTAATAATCATCATCGCCGTCAACGTGTCGCACTCAACCGCGTAACGCCAATCGTACTGCTCGGCTATGTCGCCTGATGGCTCGAAGCCATCCATCCCGACAATCGCAGCGACCGGGAAGCGCCAGCGCCAAGGCAGGCGATCATAGCGATACACCAGCAAGGGCAGCTTGCCGCTATCTGTCGCTAGAGCCGCAGCGCACACCTGATCCCACCAGTTCGGATCAATGCCATACCCGGCGCGTTTGCGTTTCACCTCAATTACAAAGGGAAAATCTGGGTCGCTGCAAATAATGTCGCCTAAATCAGACTGCCGGTATTGATTAATGTCGCGCTGAAACGTCAGGCCATTAGCGTCACCGCCAAGCTCATCTGTCAGGATTGCGATGATCTCGCGTTCCCCGCCCATCCCCTTATTGCGGCTATTAACCATTGCGGTTTGCCAGCGAGCGCATAGTCTCAGCCGCCTTGCCTGTGTCCATCTCGCGGATCATCTTGGTTAGCCCGGCGTCAAGCACCTCATCGGCCAGCGATGACATAGAACGATGCGTAGATGTCTCAAGTACAGCCCGCAGCTTGTCAACTGTGTCGCGTCTAAGCCGTAACATTTGGTTTTTTATCCCAGCCATTTATATAACCTTTTCAGTGGTTTGTCATTTTGTTCAATAAATATTGCCTATAACCCTTGTAACACATCTATAGAATTGTTAAATAGTTATTAGTCACTAGTAATCAAAAGGGAGACAGACAAATGGCTAAACTTACTAAAAAGCAAATGGAAGCATTCGTTGATTATGCCTACCAGCAGCATATGGCTGAGAGTTTCGATAAACACGCCTCTTGTGCTATTCGTGACAAAGACGATCTCGGTGAATACCTTAGATGTGTGGACATTCGGAACGAGTGTGCGGCTGCGGCTGTTCTTGTTGCCCGCCACGAGATCGGCATGACTGATGACCAAATCAAAAAGTGCAGCTTGCTTTTAATTAGATGGGCTGAAGCAGCCGCAGAACAGGCAGCAGCATAATGACCACATACATCGCTTATTATCGTGTATCAACTCAGCGCCAAGGCCAGTCAGGTCTTGGCCTTGAGGCACAACGCGCAGCCGTTGCCGGTTACAACATCGCCGCTGAGTACACCGAGGTCGAGAGCGGCAAGAAGAGCCAACGCCCGGAACTGGCCGCTGCTCTTGCTGAAGCCAAGCGCACTGGCGCAACTCTGCTCATCGCCAAGCTCGACCGTCTAGCGCGTAACGTCCACTTCATCACCGGCCTGCTTGAAGCCAACGTGCCAATCGTCTGCGCCGATATGCCAGAAGCAGATCGCACCTTCTTGCAGATGGCTGCTGTGTTCGCCGAGTGGGAAGGCCGCAAGATCTCTGAGCGCACCAAGGCCGCACTGGCCGCCGCCAAGGCTCGCGGCGTCAAGCTCGGCTCGCCTGACCCTGCCGCTGCTGGCCGGGCATCAGCAGCCAAGCGTGTGGCGCGTACCAATGTCGCCGCAAAGCAGGCTATGCCTATCGTCTCTGTGCTGCGTGAGGCTGGTGCCTCACTACGCACCATCGCCGCCAAGCTCAATGAAGCTGGCATTCCAA